ACATTGAACTTTTTTTAGTTCCAATATCGGGGATTGCATTAACATTTGCCGATGGCAAGCTAATAGCAGTTATGTTGGGATCATTTTCATAATCTCTCATTTATAGTCACCATTTTCTAGGCGCATTAAATTAGCTTGCTTTTTACGCAAGGTCACAACATCATCTTTAGTTAATCCTGCGTTTATTTCACGAATCATCTCATCTTTTTGCTTTTGAGGCAAATTAGATTCATTAATGTTTTGATACATTAATAATCTTGGATCGTAATTGTTAATCCAAGCATCTCTAAATTTAGTAGCATTGATGTTACCGTTGTAATCACCACGCTTACCAATGTAATTCTTTAGCCCTTGCTCAAATTTAATTGCGCCTGTTGCATCTGCTTTTGCTCTGTTGATAATGTCTCTTAATGCTTTTTCAGTAATATCTGCGCTACCTGAAGCGACTTCGGTTGTATGTCTTGATGCGTCAGTAGAAGTGCCCATTGTCATTGCGTTATCTAATTGCATACGAGCAATATTTTTAAGCAATTCATCGTAATCAGCATCGCCTTTAATCCATTTCCCAGCACTTCTAAGAGCCTGACCGGGGGCGCTTCCAGCTGCTTTGTCAGCATATTGCTCAACTTTTCGAATGGTTTGCAAAGATTCCTGAGATTGCTTTGCAGCTCCAGCGCTTAAATCTTTTAACGCTTGCCCTTTTGTATAAGATGCTTTTTGCTGCTCATTAAGTTGAGGAATCTGAACACCCGGTGGAATAGACATTTGTGGGTCTTCTTGAACCAATATAGGCAATTGACCTTGGGCTTGACCTTGCATTTGTCCTTGTGGTTGCGCCTGTGGTTGCAACTGTGGTTGTACTTGAGGCTGTCCTTGTGGCTGACCTTGTGGCTGACCTTGCTGTTGGCCTCCAACAGGAGTAATTTGCATGGTAGTTGGGTTAACAAAGTAACTAACACCGTTAATCTGCTGAACAGATGGTGTCATTAGATTTTGTCTATTAGCTGCGCCCAACTGAGCTTTTTGCGTGTTCTCAAGAGTTTGTCTAACGTAATCCAAACCTTTATCATGGGCTGCTGTAATTACTTTCCCAAATTGAGATTCAGCAATATGCCTTGGCATACCTTGGTCAATTAGTCTGTCTCTTTGATCTGCAACGTGATTAATAAAACCTTCAAGATCATTTTTTTGCATGGATTTGCTTTGCAACATACCGCTCATTGCATCATTTAATTCGTTAGCGTATTTCTGTTTGGTTTCGTAAACATCACGACCAGCTTTAGCAATTCCAGCTTCAATTTCGGGTTGTTGAAGTTCTCTTTGTTTTTGTAACGCAAGATTACTTGTCTCAACTTTATTTTGCGCTTCTTGTAGAGCCAATGGGTTGATTTGTTGAGCTTGCTGATAATTCTGAATTCCAGACGCAGTATTAATCAAGTCTCCCAAGTTCTGAGTCTTTGGGGCTGGTTGATTTAAAAATGAAGTGTCTACTGTGTAATTTGGCATATTAAATCCTAGAATCCAAAGAAACTGGCAACTGCGCTACCCACAGAGCCTAAAGTATCAAGTATTCCACCACTTGAACTGGCTGTAGTCAACGCATTATTTGCAGTATTTGCTTGACCTAATGCGCTTGCAGCTTGTCCGATTGCGCTATTTGTGCTACCCGTTGCAGAACCTGAAGAAGTACCGCCACTTCCCACGTTCACTGTGACTGGGGCAGTAGATGATTTGTTTAACAGGGAAGCTAAAACATTGTTATTGGCCACCTGATTCAAAGCATTTGAGTACACATTCGCAGCGTTTGTAGTACCAGCTCCGGCAGCCTGAGCAGCCGTGAGACCGAGTTGAGCGCCTTGCTGGGCAGCGCCTGTGCTGATATTTGCTGTGTTTGTTCCAAGATTAGAAACAAGCCCTGATTGGCCAGTCAACGCATTTTGTCCTATTCCTGCTATTCCAGACAAAGTGTTGTAAATGTTTGTCTTTTGCGCTTGAGCGTTATTAAAAGCGTTCTGATAAGCGTTTCCTGCGTAATTCTGAGCGTAATTCTGTAAGCCTTGAAGTGCGTTACCACCAACCAAACCACCCAAAGCGTTTTGCTGATTTTGAACCTGACCAAGACCTTGCTGAAGCTGGAACTGATAATTAGGCGCTAACTGTGAATTTAGGTCGGCATTTGTAAACTGGCTAGACAAATAAGGAAGGTTTTGTTGCAGCGCAGCATTTCCTTGTTGACCAGTTTGTATATACGGGGAATACTGAGATTCTTGTAATCCGTAGAGATTTTGTAGATTACCAATATTTTGCTGGGCATTTGTACCAATATTTTGAGCAACATTTGTAGCAGCGTTTGCTATGTTATTAGCAGACCCTGTGATTGCGTTACCCAGATAAGCAGCGCCACCCACGTTTGCCAAGCTCTGAGTGCCCAAAGAACCGCCCAAAGCGCTATTGATACTGTTGACACTTGAACCTAAACCGCTTGCCAATCCAGCCAAAGTGGTCAAAGGGTTAGCGCCTGTACCGCCAAGACTTGAGCTGATTCCGCTTAAATCAACAGGATTAGACGTTCCAACTGTGGAAGACGTAGTTCCGTCACCAAAGTTTAGATTTCCAGATTGATCGACTGAAAAGCCCTGACTGACGTTACCTATCAATGATCCGTCTGTTGTGTCGTAAATATCGCCATTAGCGTCTGTTTGATATGCCATTTTTACCTCATTGATTGTAGTAAGGCACTTTAAAAGGCTTACCGTTCACAGTCACATTGATAAAGCCCACAGGAGAAGCTGGAAGTTTCCCCGACCCCTGAGTGGCTGTAGTCGAACTGCTGAAATTTAACAAGTTTATAAAGAACTGTTGCCATGCCCGTGTCGGTCTTTTAGTGGTTGAGTCTAAAAACTCCGATTGCGGATACGGGTTATTCTGAGTTGAGCCAAAAATGTTGTTCATTAATTATCCCCCGAACTTGCTTTTAAATTCGCAGAAATAATCACAGCATTGACAGGATCGGTCACAACGACCTCAAACACTCTGTCTCTACCCCAACCCAAACGTCTCCAACGAGCTCTGTTGTAATACTTACCAATCGCACCAATTCCAGTCCAATGCTCGTTTGACCAAGTTGCGCCACCGTCATTTGACCATCTAAGCATCGCTTGTGGATTTACCCCTGCAGGAGCGACATACGAGCCTCCAGCGACCGCATACCCTGCTATGGCAATTCCTGCCGTTGCGTTTGTGTTTTGTCTTGTCAAAACCCCGGGAACACCGACACCCGGTTGAAACTGAATCTGAAGCTCATCAAAAAACTGTCTTTGTAGATCAGTCGTGATGTGAGGAGTCCTTCTGACCCTTCTAATTTCTTGTCCGTCATCCGTGTAATTAGATGGGTCTAACTCGTAGATTTTACCGTTTTGCCAGTCTCCGACAAGCACTATTCCTTGGAATTGTGTAGCGCAATTGCCTCTGTGCCTGTGATAGACGTTTTGATTGTCAACCCAAAGCCATTTATGCCACAAACCAGTTGCAGCATCAAAAGACCAAGTTAAATCTAAAGTCGGGAAAGATACAACATAACACTCGTGACCTTCTAATTGATAAGTCCAAGCGACCGCATCCCCGATGTATTTATTGACTAAAGTCTGCTCAACAGCGTGAGTAGAGATTCTCTGAGGGGTATACCCGTTCATCATGACGATTTCGCCCTGACCCCGTTGATTTCTAGCCACATAAGCAAAAGAATCGCCTAGTCTAGAAACTGAGAATTTGGCCACGATACCATGCTGAGTATTAGTCCCGGGTATTCTTTGGAAAGGAAAAGGGAACGTACCCACATCCACCCAAACCTCAGAAGAAGCCTCACCGAGCAAATAAATCTCTCTATGGTCAACAATAATCGAGACTAAATTATCAGGCGCACCGTCTTTTGAAGCGAATGATAAATAAGTCGAGATAGGAGATAAAGCGTTTGTAGCCCCAAATTCCTGACTGTCGGGATTGTTATAGACAAAGTAGTTGTCCACAATATCCACCACATCCGCCCCCGGGAAAGCACCGTCTGAGCTTGGGATTACCGAGAAATCAAGAGCGTATAAAGTTTCTGAGCTAACAGTCTGTGAGCCTGAAACTGTATAAGTTCCCGTTCCTCCTGTACCCGATCCGAAAGTTAAATCTAAGACAAGTCCCGTTCCAGCTCCGCTAGTCGTTGTCGTAACTGGGCTTACAGGAGTCGAAGTATATGATCCGCCTGAAGTCTGCGTAATAGTCGTTACAGCGCCCGAAGACACCCCGGTCACTAAATAGGTCGCTGGTTGAGAATAAACGCCTCCTACGACCGTTACCGTGTCATTTACAGCGTATCCTGTACCGCCTGAACCTGAGTGAACTGCGCCAGAGAGGACAATCCCTGAACCGAGAGCAGTTATCACCGTGTTTGAAGTAACTGTCGAACCCTGAACAGTCTGCCCAACGTAAAGCGTACCAGAGCTCACCGCAGTTACCGTTAGAGTTCCTGACCCTAAAGAACCCGTCACAATCGCACCTGAATTGGCTGTGTTCATTTTCTCAAACGATACAGTCTGAGAGATATTGACAGTCCAAGTCGTACCGCTTCCGCTAACAATCACAGTCTCGGGCGTAACACCGATTCCAAATACTTGCTGACCAATAGCCACCGCCCCTGTTGTCAGATTAGAAACAGATAGCGTTGTGCCGGAGATTGAACCTGAAAACGTAGCCGTACTAGGATTAGAAATGCGCCATGTGTAACGATGCGATCCATCCACAATATAAACGTTTACACCGTTATCAGAAATGCCGACCCGTCCTGTGGTGGTTAAGAGTTGACCAACGAGTGAGGGCGTGAAATTAGAAGATAAAACGTAAACGTAAGGCCCAACAACGGCCATACATTGAGAACCACCTGAGAGCGTTCTAAGCCCTCTAACTTCTTGTTGATTTTGAGAAACGATCTTTGTCGTAAGTCCGGGAGTCGGATAGAGCGCAACTACACCTCGCTCACCTTGTGCTTTAGTCGGATCAACTTCAGGTCTCCAGTTGATACATTCTTGAGCATCTTGGTAGATTGATGGTGCTTGATAAGCAGCTCCGACAAAGCCAAAATCGGCCATTTAGACGCCTTCCAAAAATTTAAGAAGAACTACGACAACTGAAATAGTCACACCAGCAATCATTTGATGGACTGGGGTTAGTGGGAATTCCATTACAAAACCTTGGAGTACGGATAAAACCGCAACTACCAAAGCCCATTGAACAGACTTTGTTTTTAGGAGTGTGATTATTTTATTCATGCTATGTTCGCTGCTTTAAGTCTTGCACGGAGGGATTGAAGTTCGGCAATGATAATAGCCATCTTTGCAGAAGTTGAGAAATCACCTTGTTGATAAACAGCAACTGTTCTTGTACCCATTACCGCAGGAGTTGTGATGTTTCCTTGCTCATCTTTTACCGCAGGAGTTATTTCATATTCTTCTTCTTTAGTTGCGTTAGCTTCACCACTAATTGCTGATGGCAATGTTTGTTGATATTCGTCAGTAATAAAACCTATATCTTGAGAATTATCTGCTATCCAAGTAAATGATCTTGGTTTAAAAGAATCTATATATTTACCACTATCCGTAAAATCAACAATGTTGGCTTTTAAACGTCTGTCTGAGGTAATATTGTAAAGAACTCCCGATGTTCCTGATTGAGTAATAGACCCAATTAGTGAAGCGTTATAAGCAAAATAAACATAATTACTTCCACTTGAGGAACCGGAAACATGGTTTACACCAACTGCACCATTTTGTAAAGATAAAGAATTTGAATTTGATGTGCCAACAGTAGTTTGTCCAACCAACAAATTACCACTACTATCAAAACGTCCTGCTTCTGCGCTATTAGTAAAAAACTTGATATTAGTTGCAGTATTTGTATATAAATCTAAATCGTTATTACCAGTAGCTAAACCCCTACCAACATAACAATATGTTGTACCCGCATTTTGAAACTGAAGACCCGCTGAATAAGTATTTGCTCCATTTATTCCAATATAAGTTGTAGCTGATGAACTTACAGTCAATGGAAAACTAGGACTTGTTGTTCCAATACCAAAATATCCGTTATTAGTCCCAGCACCTAATATAGTTGCGTAAGTTGTTCCGTTTGCTCTCAAACTAAGTGAAGCGCCTGAAGCTGCTCCAACAATAGGAGAAGTCACAGAAGTTGAACCGCTTAAAGTGGTAAACGATCCAGCAGCTGCGGTAGTGCCTCCAATCGCAGGAGGACTTGCTAAGTAGGTGCTAAACCCTGAACCTGAAATAGTCCCGTTAGCAGTAATAGCACCGCTGACCGTGATATTGGTAGGACTCAGAGTAGTCGCTTGGAATGTACCGCTATAAACCGCTGAGTTGACATCGTTGAGCCATCCAGCGTCTATAACGGTTTGATAATTGACGAATGTAGTTGATGCCATGTTTTACCTTATCTAAAGAAGCCACCCGACAAAATCCAACCAGCGTCACGAGAACGACTGGACGTGATAACTTCATCGTAGCGAGAAACTGGTGGAGGACGCATATTTGTACGCTTGAGTTCAGACTTTGCTTGAGCTGCGTAAGCACCGATCATTTGAAGCTGAGTGCCGTTAACTTTACCGAACATTGGCATTAGTCTCTCAGCAAGCAACCATCTGAGTGCGTTTGAAAAACCTTGTGGCAGATACATTGGGTCGGTCAGATTTGTGTATCTTGTGAACAAAGTGTCTGCAAATAAGTGCATTTCACCCTGAGATGGGTTTGGCCAAACAAAAATATTTCCAAGTTCTTCGCTTGGCTGATAATAAAACGCTTTAGGCCACGGACCACTCAGAGTCTTCAGTCCGATCATTTGATATTGACCGTAATCAAGAACGGACAACGGATAATCCAGTCCACCCTGATAAACAGGCACACCATTTGAATTAGTGTTTACCCTTACAAACCCTGAATTAATTGCTAAAGGTCTTTGGTAATAAAGCTGAATCGTGATCGGTGTAACTGTTGCAGTCATTGATTCGCTACCGACCGTCTGACTGACACTCACCTGATAAGTTCCTGTGCCACCCGTTCCGCTAATCAGCCCTGAAATCGTAGTGCCTGTGGTCACGCCCGTTCCTGTAATCACCGCCCCAAGACCGATATAGCCTTGAGACACCGCAGTTACAGTCAAAGTCGTGCCAGAGATAGACCCTGTAAACGCAGGAGCAAGCGTGTTTTGATTGATGTTAACCTGATACGTCCCTGCCTCGTTAACTTGACCCCCAGCACCCGTCAGAAAGCCTGTAATGGTCGTTCCTGTCGTAATTCCCGGGCCTGATAGCATTTGACCGATTGCCACGCCACCTGAATTAATGGTGTTGATCGTTAAAACATTCCCCGTAATTGTGCCAGTCACTTGAGCACCGATTTGACCAGTTGGGCCAATCGTGTATTGAGTTTGACCGGGTACGATAGGGAAGATGATTTCAGTCTTGTAAAACGTCATCATTGACTCATTGGACAACTGATCCAATAAATCGTTAAGCATATCAAAAGCATCTTGCGCTTCGTCTGGGGTCGGTGTTTCTCCCGAGGCAATAGCCCCTATGTCTTTCATCGCCCTCGTAATAACATCTATTGGCACGGTCATAGGGACACCTTAAAAGTTTCAGCAGGAAGCCACGGCATCTTTACTTTTTCTTTTTTCAAGTTTGCCAATTGTTCTGCTAGACGAGATTTTATCGGATTTACTCCGTCTTGTGTACTATCTTCTTCGACCCAAGCACAAACTTGTTCTTCAGTAATATCTTTAAATACGGGCATTGGAATTCGAGGTTTTAAAGGCCACCAGCCCTCAGTTTCTACAGAATTTGTGTCATCAGAAAGAATACAGGAATAATGAGCGCCCAAAATAACGTCATTTTCCACTTCCATATCTTTAATTTTCCATGTATAGGTCATCCGATATTCCCTATATTTGTCGTGCCAAAGTCTGTAAATACAAAATTAGACCCAAGTAATGAAGTTACAGTCCCTGCGGAATCTGTCACTAAAAGCTGAAGTCTCATGTTTGCCGATGGAATGATGTCACCCTCAATATTGGCCACATAAGTTGTCGCATCCAAAAGCGAGAACGAGGCTTGGAATGTTGCGGTGGTTGCAGCAGCTGCGTAAGCGTTATAGTTCGCAGTAGTACCATTATTTACCTGTATAAGCTGCATATTTGCATCAAATACGGTGAAATTGGACGTAGCGGAGTTAGAAAACGATACTGTAACCGTCCCAGCAGTTGACTTTGTAAAGATCAATTTGTACTGAAATTTATACAAATGCCCTGAAATCAACTCAGGTCTGACGGTAGAAGTGAAGAATTGTCCACCCGAGGCCACACTTGCGCTGGTCGCTAACTGAGCCACCTGAGAAGCATTAATTATCTGTCTGCCAGAGCCTGTGCTTGTGTTTCCAGTAATGTAAAGCGATGCCCCGTCAAACTCATAAGCTCCCTGAATCGGGGTTGTTAAATTTGTGCCCGATGCAAACGTCAGGGGCGCTAGAGTTGTTGTCCCGGTCGCTAGATTTATAGCGTTGTTAAACGTCCAAATTCCTGTTGAGGCAATCGTTGCGTTATCGGTTGTCGTGCCACTCGTAACAAAGTGAACAGCGTTTCCTGTGGTCGTTCCAATCGCTAAATCAGCAGTCGTAGCCGTTAAATACACCATATTAGGCGCATTAAATGACCCTGAACCGCTGAAATTAGAGCTGTTCATACCGAAATCACCGTAATAAGTGGAGTCGGTAGAAAGATTATTGTTGACGATTACATCAGAGGAAGCCGTGCCTCCTGTGTTTGTGTTCTGAATAATAAACTGGTTATATGTGCTAACCGAGTTTTGCAGATAAGCCAAAGCATTAGCCGGGGTGTAATTTAAAGTCCCAACCGCAAACTGCAAGGCACTAAAAGAACCCGTGCTTGGGTTATACTTTAAATTAGTCGAGCTTGTGTATTCTGTACTTAGATTTCCGCTTGTCTGATTTGCAAATAACGGATATCGAGTTGCGTTGGTGGTCGTGTCATCCGTCACCGTTGCGTAGGCAGTCGGTGTAGTCCAAGTCAGCGCACCACCCGAAATACCTAAAACTTGCCCGTTTGAGCCAATTCCTAGAAAAGTCGTTGCGTTTGTTGCGGACTGATAGGGAAGCGATCCAGTCGCTCCACCCAGTAAATTAGTCGCACTCGCCACACTTAAAGAGTTCGCATTGACCCAAGTTGGGGCGCTTGTGCCGTTAGATTGAAGCAGTTGGCCAGTTGTTCCGGCAACGGTGAAGCTCGTTGCACCAATAGCGGTTTGATAAGGAATCTGCCCAGCAGCACCCCCGACTATATTAGAAGCCGAGCCTACCGATAGTGAAGACTGACTTACCCATTGTGGCGCAGACCCTGAACCCAGCGTTTGAAAGAGTTGGCCTGAAGTGCCCGAGCTAACGAACGAAGTCGTGCCAGAGCCCGTTTGGTACGGTATTGCATAAGCAAAGCCTCCAGCAAGATTGGTAGATGTAGTAGCAGTCGCAGCGTTTCCACCGATACTTAAAGCAGAAGCTGTGCCAGAAATGTTTGTTCCTACAAATGTAGGAGTTGTTGTAAAACTCGGAGTCGATCCACCAACAAAAACCCCTGTTCCTGTCGCAAAAGACGTAGCCCCAGAGCCCGTTTGATAGGGAACTGCCCCAGCAGACCCGCCACCCAAATTTGTAGCCGTTGTAGCCGTAGTCGCAGTCGTTGCGGTAGTCGCAGTTGTAGCCGTTGTAGCAGTCGCAGCGTTACCCGAAATAGACCCTGTAATCGTGTTTGTAACGCTTAAATTCGTGAATGATGCACTTGTAGCACCTAGAGTCGTAAAAGCGCCTGTAGAGGGCGTTATATTGCCCACAGGAGTGTTATTTAGCGCAGTAATCGCTATGCTAACGCCTGAAATTGATCCGCCCGTAATGTTTACATTTGAGCTAGATAGACTGGTAAACGCACCCGTTGAGGGAGTTGTCGCACCAATTGGAGAACTATCAATCGTGCTATTTGTGATCGTAGCAAAATTAATAATATCAGAAGAAAGAGGAGGAGAGAAGAACTCTCCCCCCGGGCCTACTAAACCAACGCAAACGCCATTGACATCAAATATTGCCTGAACTGGGACAATATTTGTCGTTACGGTTTTTGCAGTTTGATTAGTCATTAGTAGGGAATACAGTTAAACAATACTACGTCTCCAGCTGTCATTGGGGAAGCTGAACCGCTTGTATTTGAGTAACTTGTAACAGTAATAGATGTTGTTGAAGATGCTGTTTGCAGAATATAAACACCGGTTGAGGTATTTAAATCATTAGCAAAAGCAATCCATCCATTTGGTGCTGGTGGTAATGTCAAGACTCCGTTATTAGCTCCACCGCTTCCAATAGTTATTGCAAAAGCGTTTGGTGTTGCGCCCACGATTTTGGGTGCAGTACCGAATCCACTAGCAATAATTGGTTGAGCAGCGAAAGTGTTAACAGGAGTCGTGTTGGGAGTGCTTGTATATGCAACTTGGTTGGTCATGATTGATCTGCCATAGGAGTTACATAAACAGTCGCTGTGTTAGCCCCACAAATAGCGCTTACCGCAAACCCGTTGGGGGGTACGGCAATAACCATAGGACTAGACATGGAAACTCCAAGCATTACGACTTGTTGGGGCGTACCCGAAACAGGCATAACTGGAGTTGCTGGGGTTACGGAATTCAAAGCGTTAGCTTCGGAAATCGTAATAGCCACAGGATTTGTCGAAGTGTTCAAAAAACCACAAAAGTTGATCTGATCGTTACCCGTTGGGGTCACGGTCAAAGCGCTTGATGCGGTTGTAGACACCGATATAGCGTAGGACGGGCCAACTGGCCTAAAGACGCTTGTATTAGCCATTATGCTGCGTTCGTAGACTGTGGAGCGCCTTCAATGCGTACCACTTGGAACTGATAAACACCAGCAGCCGGAGTGATAGCAGTAGCAGCGCCTGAAGTGTTCTGGAACTGAACTGTTAAAACATTGGCAGTTGCAACATCTACGTTACTTACGATTACGTTGGAAGTTTGATTTCCTTGGTATTGTTGTAAAGAAACGATGTCAGTTGTCTGCAAACCAGAAATTGCAAATGTTTGTAAAGACTGAGTTGCTGATGTTGTTAGCGCAGCGGGAGTGATGCTGGGCGCAATGTAAAAGGTTTCGTGAGCATTGCCACGAGCGATTGTGGTAGAGGGCATGATGTTTCCTTTGAATTAATTGTAGCGATAAAAACAGAAAAAGCCACCCCTTTTGGAGGTGACTTTCCCCGGTTTTAACTGCGATTAGCTGAAATCGTAGCCATAAACGTATACGTCACCAGTTCCAGTAGCGCCAGAAGCGACTGTTACGTCAACGTACAAAGTTTGGTTAGCTAAAGACAGGCTTGTTGAACTAGAGTCCAAGTAAGCTGTGCCTAAAGTTGATGTTGACAAAGCTGCGATTTGAGCAGTTGACAACGCACCAAACAAGCTAGATGGTGATCCAGCGTTTGTGGTTGTGATACCTAAAGCTGTCGTTGTAGACAGAGATACAACTGAACCAGCGTTATTCACGTTGGTAACAATCAATTCTTTAGGTAAATAAGCTGTGGAGTTGTTAACTTGCACAGGAGTGAAAGCAACGGCATTTAAGTTTACGCCTTTAGCCACAGCGATCAAGCGGAGAGCTTGATTTGTGGTGACGTTACTTGGGTGTGCCGATACTGTGGTTGCTGGTCCGGGATTACTCATTTTTTGTTTCCTTTAAATGATTAAGCTGCGATACGGCAAGCGAGTTCAGGGTACAAAGGTGCCCAGCCATACAACACATCTAGACGAGTCGGGATTGAATCGTTGTTAATGGTGTACTGCCTCACAACACGCATGGAAAGACCGATTTCTTTGTCGCTTGCACGACCGGCAAAATGGACTCCCTCTGGCAGCTCCAAATCCGCAACGGCTAAGGTAAAAGCGTTCCTGTGCATCATGATATTTTGTGGAGACAAAGTACCAGTGTTGTTGAAAGGAGTTACTGTTGCAGTTGTGGATGTAGCACCAATCACGATTGTGTTTTGGAACTGACCGCCTGTGATGATTGCAGGAGAAACTTGGATGTTTGTTGCGCCTGTAGTTACTGTAGTAGTAGCTTGAACAACAAAGTTACGGAGTTTGCCTGAACCATAAGCCTGACGGTTTTGTGGGTTAGTTGCGTACAAACCAGCGATCTGAATAACGTCACCAGCGTTCAGCGTAGCTGTGCTAGATGCGGTATTCAATTGGATCGTTGAGTATTGTGCCCAACCGCTTGTCAAGTAACCAACAGCAGCTGTTGTGTTAGCTTGCAAAGTTACACCAGAGTATGAACCAAATGTTTGGCTCACAACGTTTTGGTCCAAACGCCAATTTACCCCAGCGGAATCCCGGCCCATCAGGCCTTTGCGATACTGCTCACCGATGGCTTCTTGAGGAACAAAAAGTCCTTTCAAAGAGTCAACGATTGTTGCAGTTGTAAAAGGCTCAACGATACATGAACGACGGCCATCTCTTGGTGCGCCTTCAGAATCAAGATAAGCACCAGCTGTTAAGAAAGTGATTAGTCCTGTTGGAGGTGTACCAGCAACGCCAACGATGTTAGCAGTTTGCAGAGCAGCCATGTTTAAACCATCACGGTCAATCTTGTTAGCGATTGCTGCAACAGCGGGTTTCAGCACACGGTCAGAGAACATATCAAGGCTTAATGCTAAGTCTTGGGTAGTAAATTGTGTGTCGACATGGAACTGCGTGCTTAGAGTTACTGGCACACTTGATTCGTTGAAGTCTTCAACGTTCAAAGCTGGGCCTGTAGTACCGATGAACCTACCGGGTCTGCGGACGTTCACAGTATTTCCTATCTTCGCACCAATGACCGCAAACTGATCATCATAATTGCGATCCACCTCGCTCGTAAATGTGAGTTCGTTCTCTAGAACCATCAACGCTTCGTTGGTGATTTTCGATATCGTCAAAAAATTATTCGACATGATATTTCCTTAAAGTTAAAAATTTATCTGATCTTTCCTGCTTTGCGTGCTTCTTTCCATTGTTGATAAGTACCGTGAAACTGTCCATCAGATCCAATCGGTGTATCAGCAGCGGATGAAGTCGCTTTAAGCGGAGAAATCGGCTTCGGTGCATTACTTTTTGTAACGACAGGCTTTTCTTCGGGCTTGGATTCAAACTGCGCCTCAATCTTACCGAGTTCTTTCAATGCTTTAGTAAGTGGCATCTCCACGATCTTTTTTGCTAGATCAGGATTCTTGCCCAAGTGATACAAAACTTCCGCTCCGAAATCACTTGTAAGAATTGCATCCTGTACTTCTTGCGAAGCAGGGAACTGCAACTGCTTAACTTTTTCTTCGTAATCAGGATTTTCAGACTTGAACTTGTTTTGCTTTTCATTCCAAGAGCTCATAACTCTGGCTTTCTCAGCATCCATTCTTGCCTGTAATTCTCGCTGGTCACGCTCTCGCATCGCTTTGTCGGTATTCCACTCACTCAAGGCTTTATAGTATTCAACCATATCGCCAAATTGTGAGGGTTGAGGCTCTGGATCGACTTCTGCACCCTTTTTAGACTGCTCAGTACGAGTTTGAATCTCTTTAAGCTGGTTCTCTAACTCAATCCTTGCCTGACGCTCCCTATCAGCTTCCTGACGGGCCAATTCACGCTCTGAAGTAAGTTCTTTGAATCGCTTGTCAATACCCTTTTTCTTGCCTGTCGTTTTCGCTTCTTCTTCCGCACTAGGCTCGTCCTCAACTACTTCTTCTGTCGGCTCTGCGGGAGTTTCCTCGACCACAGCCTCAACAGGCGTTTCATTAGTTAAACCAAGTTTTTGCGAATAGAAATCCGCTGAATTTTCGCTTGTAACTACGTTACTTGCTTCTTTGTCGCTCATGAGTTACCTCAAGGATTTTCCCCGTCTACCTGACGGGTAAGGTTTTGGGCTTTTGCCCTAAATTGCTCTCTCGATTGTCTGTTGCGTTGAAGCCTTCTCGCTCATTTTGTCCACCTGAGCCAACAATAAAGCCACCTGAGCTTTAATGTGCTCGACTTCCAACTGAGTCTGAGACTTCAAATCAGCATCTTGTGCTTTTCCGTGAACATTGAGCTCTGCAACGTACTTACGCTCAGAATCTCTCATCTCAATGTCGTGCGCTTTCGCAGTCTGACGCATGAGTTCACGCTTGGTTTCTTCGGTTTCTTGCATTTGCTTGACAGACATTCCGTATTTCTGCTCAAGTTGCATTTGTTGGATTTGTTGCTGGAGCTGTTTAATAACCGCCTGAGACTGCGCCAATTGCATTTGAACTTGGGGCGGTACGTCAGATTTATCGTTAACCTGAGCCAACGGGTTCGCAGCAGCCATTCTGTCGGCAATAACGTCCGAACCGGGGAAATCCATGTTTCTAAAGATCAAATCCCCAGCGGTTTGCATCAGTCCGGGATCTGCGCTCAGTAAAGTCATCATCGAGTCTACGGCTTCCTGACGCTTAGAGTTGTAACCCGGGCCTGTATCCATGACCACATCGTATTCACCGACTGTGACGTTGTTTAAGACTTCCTCAACGCCCATCTCATTAATCTTGCGCTCATTTAGAGTCACTAGGTCAGGCTTTCCGTCATCTCCGATAATTCTGAGAGTTCTTTGCGTGTCGTAAACCTTCGGAATCAGATCGAGAATGATCTTTCCAGTCCAGCGCAGGGAACGGGTAAAGTTGTCGTAATAGTGATAATTTGTCAGATCAATCTGTTGCTGCTGACCATTTAATGCTTTACCTGAGATATTTCCGGTCGGTACTTGATTTGGATCAAAGACACCAAGCACAGACTTTAAATCTTGGTCAATAACGCCCATCGCACCCATCACCCCAGCTGGAGGAGGCTCAGGCTGAATCCTAGACGGTACTGGCGCAGGGATTCCCTCGATATCTTTTTGTTTATAGCGCAAAACAGGGAAAGCCTTTGTGTTGGCCTGTGCCCATTCCTGCTCGTGTCCTTCGTCTTGACCCTCGGCAATCAACCACTTAGCCTTTGGAGCTAGAGCGATAGACTCGGTCATTGATGTAGACCAATAATTGTACATTCTCTGAGGGTCTTTGGCCTGACGAATCAAACCAAACCGCTTACGCTTAGAGTCAACGATTAATTGTTGTCCGTAAACAGGAACGATTGGGATATATTTACCAGCCCAAACGCCTTCTTCTAAGATTTCCATAGCGGTGAGCTTGCACCAATGAATATCTTTGCGGACGGTCTCACGTTCTTCCATGATTGTCAGACCTGAATCTTTGTCGTAATCTTCTTTGAAGACTTTAGACCCGTCTGAGAGCAAATAAAGAGTTGTCTGACTGCGAACGGTGTAGAAGTATTCGGCAATCCGAACGTCCTCTTTCATCACCCACATCGCATCAGAATCCCCAGTTCCCCGAAGTGTGAAGTTTCCACCGTCATCAGCACCGGGATACATCGATCTAAACTGAGCTTTCGGGATAACCTCAGTGACCATACATTCTTCAGCATCTGAGCCATCAGGCATAACAGAGTTTGGATCGAAATATACGGTGAAAGGGTTTGTAATCTGCTTGATAAAGATTTCTTGATCGAAAGAATCGTCAGAAATATAGTCTGTCGTAACTCTCCAATAGCCCCAGCCCATGCGAACTTGAAAGTCATTTGCGTTATCGTAAGCTTGGTCTGCGTCTGATTGAACTTCGATGTGCCTAAATATTCCGGTAATTATCTCAGCGAGTTTTTTATCACTTTGAGAGTTCATCCCGTGACATTTCATTCTTGGGCGCTGCTGACGGATTTGATTTGTGATCTGACGTACAGACGGGTCAATCTTATTAATAGTCAGACAAGGACGAGCTTCTAAAGTACGACTGTTCTGAATCTCGACTGGCCATTGATCCCCTGCGCCAAAACGTAAGTCTTCTAAGGCTTCAGAGCGATTTGTAGTGTCAGCCTCGTTCGCAAGCTGTAAGAATTTCTTAGCCTGTTCAATGCGTGAGTCAAAATCTGCGCTCTGAGTATCTTCAGCCATATTACCTCGCTTCGCCCGATTCTATCCCATCCAATTAGAAACTGGCAACTGTATTTGTTTTTTCACTATCTTTTTCGGTTCTTGGATCATCAAACCAATGTAGCGGAAAGCATCAGCCCCGTGCGACCAAATATCGTGCAAAGGGTTTTTAGAGAATTGCTTGGTGTCTGGATCGACCTCGTAACGATAGTGCCTGAGACATTGGAGTCCTTGGTGGCAGTTTTCCCGGTCAAAATAACAATTAGAAAATATTGTCCGGGCAGCGTTGATGGAGTCCACGATTGGCACTTTAGGGATGATTCGAGTCTTAAACCCTGCGTTACGCACAATTTCCTCAATCGAGCGCCCATTCCCTGCGAGAGTCTTATTCTCAGCATCATGAGGCAGCCAAAGCGTATCAAAGACGTACCCAAAGGTCTGGCATTTAGCGAGAATATCCGTCATTTTGGTCTGATTGACCTCAAAGTAACGGATTAGCCTGTTTTCCATACCCACAAACTGTAGAAACCAGACTGCCGTCATGTCGGACCAGCCAAGGTCGAATATCATGTGTACGGGCTTCGTAGCATCGTAAGGAACTCGAGTAATCCTTTCCTCTAGGTCTGCCATGTTGATCTCTTTCTGGAAGATCGCACCGTCCACGGTCTTACGGCATAAACCTTCCCAGACTGTGTTGTAGGCTTCTATGTCTCTAGCCCTGAGCTGGTCTTTTTCCTCTTTTAGAGTCTGCGGAAACCATGGGTTATCGGACCAGTTTATCTTTTGAACGATAGAGTTTTGTGGTGGATTTAACACAAAGCGAACGTAAGTCTCGTCCGTCTCAAGCTCAGGGTTAAACGTGATCCATATCTCAGACTTTTCTTTTCGAATAGTTGGGATTAATACGTCCCAGCTCATTCGGCTCACCGTTTGGCTTTCCTCTACCCAGCAGACATCAGCGCCTTCGTGCGACTTCACATTGGCAACATTGTTCTTCAGACCGACAAACGAGAATTCTGTGCCGTTTTTGCCACGAATAGAATTTTGCGTAATCTCATAAAACCCGTCTAGCCCAAGCGCTAAAATTTGATCGCAAAGCAGCTTATGAACCGAGTCTTTCATGGAAATCATATATTCCCGGGCGCATAATATTCTCAGCGTTTTTTGAGCGCCTTTAATTAATAGAGCTCTAGCAACTCCCCAAGACTTTGCCCCGCCTCGACCCCCGTACAGTATTCGGTAACGAGAATACTCAGGCTGGAACAAGCATTGCAGCTTTTGAGGAAATTCAACTTCCGCTAGATTCAGCATTTTTAAACACTATTTGGAAACCTTCAATTGCAGAGCCATCTGGGTTTGCTATCTTAGTCGTGTTGGTCTCTCCCCAACCCATCTGCGCTTTTGTCCACCAAATCATAGCGGTCGTGTCACCCTTCTCAGCTTTGTTAAACAGCGTCTGAGCAATACGAGCCGATGCTTGCGCTTTACCCAAAGCCAGTTCGGGAGCGTAATACTTGCGTAATGTCTTATCACTAATGCCAATCAGCGCCCCGATCTGCTCGTGCGGAAGACCCAGACCAGCAGCTCTTTTTGCCGTTTTTCTTAGTTCATCGTTTGGTTCATGTTCAAGCATATTTTTATAGGGGGTAAATGTTTAGGACTATTTTATTACGTTTTGTACTCAAATGTTGCCGTTAGTCTATCTACTGAATGTGATTTGCTGATAGCTAGACCATTGTTGGATTGTGGAACTCTGCTTGGTTTTCGTGTCATTACCCAGTTTTTACTGTGTTTCAGACCATGAATAAACGCTGGAGAACTTGTCACAAGGGAAATACGCATTTTCTGTCTTTTGTATTTCTTTGCGATCTCGCTCATAAACATCGTCCCGAGCCCAATTCCCTGATAATCTGGCTTCACCACGATTCTGTGAATCTTTTTCATATTTTTAACAGAAGGGTGCGGAAAATGCAATACTGAACACCAAGCAACTGGATGATTCTCAATCTCACAGATATATTTATGGGCTGCTTTGTTGTGTTCATGACTCAGATAGTGAAAGTCCATGAATTGACCCCATTCTGACTGGCTTGCTTCTCTGATCTTACATTCAATGGGTGGTCGACAAAGTGACCTCCGAGAAAATTGCATCGTATTACAGTCAAATACCCAATCTGGCTCTAACCATTCTTCTATATCATAGTGACAGGAAAGCGCTATAAACTGCTTATTTTGCTTCCTAATGAACTTTTGAATAGCAGCTGACCCTATACACGCTACTTGTCTGTCAACGACTGAGGTGAACTCGTCATAAATGAATGGCTCTTTGCAGTTTAAGATCAATCTGGCCAACTCAGCCCTCATTTTCTGACCGTTTGAAAGCACAAAAAAGGGCTTTAACCAGTCAGGGGGAGACGCAAACCCTACTTTTGACAGTATTTCTGTTATATCTTTAGCTGAATGATCGCCAAAATCATCAATGATTGACTGCCCAACCCATTCAAAACCCTCAAAAAACTCATAATTCTTGAATATTTGCTTGGCAATCGTAGTTTTTCCAGTTCCTGACGCTCCGACAATCAATTCTATATTCCATTTAATATCTTCAATTGGAATATTTACATCAAAAGTTTTAGAAACAACATTCATTTCACAGTCAAACATTGATTTGACTTTGTTTGCTTTAAATGAATCTGAGGTTTTAGACTCAATTACAAACTTTGCACTCGGCATTTATAACCCTCAGTATTGAGTCGATTAAATATCTTCTCTTGCTCTGCCTCGTCTTCACATTCAACAATAATATTAAATACTTCGTTGTAATTTTGAGATTTTATATCGTCTTCTTCGTCCATTTCGTCAAACATCTTACCAAGCTCGATTTCGTCAAACCCTAGCAAAGTAATATCAAAATCATCGTCAGATAACGCTTGAATCTCAATTTTTAGTAATTCTTGTTCCCAATCAGCATTTAATGCCAATTTATTGTCTGCAATGATTAATGCTTTCTTTTGTGTAGGCGTTAAATGATTGAGCTCAATGACCGGAACTTCTGACATTTCTAGCTTACGAGCTGCCATCAAACGCCCGTGTCCAGCAATAATCCCTTTTTCCCCGTCAATTAAGATGGGGTTTGTCCACCCAAACTCTTTAATAGAAGCAGCAATCTGCGCCACTTGCTCGTCTGAGTGCTTCCTAGAGTTGTTGACGTAAGGAATTAAGTCTTCAACTTTAAGCTGCTGGACTTGCATCTGCTTCGGGCTTTTGATTTGCTGGGTTCTCAGGATGAGCGTCAAATTGAGCTTTTCCTTCTACGTTGAGTCTGTGATGTAAATCTGCAACAAGCTCAAATGGTAGTTTTCTGAGTCCAGCGAGGATCAGGTCTAGTTCTTCTACTGTGTGTGATAAATCAATCTTAATCATTTATGTTCCTTGTTAAAAAAAGTTGGCAGTTTCGGGGATAACGACTCTTGAGTACTATTGTTATCGGTTCAGCCACCAACAAGAATGAGGACTGCACTTAAAGACGGAACGCGTCCGACAGCTACGCATCGCTTCAATCCTCATACTTGTTAGCCCTGCTTGTGTCTTCTACCCGGTCCTTTTTTGGTTGAGTGAAAGTTCTTTCCTGATCGCCATTTCATGAATAAATGCTCATCCACGCCCATAGCGACCAATAAATGTACGGCTAAAGTGCTCATTTCTTCTTTTTGGCCTTTTCAGCCTCACGTTTTTCGGAATAAGCTATTGCCACGGCTTGTTTAACAGGCTTTCCTGCTTTAACTTCTGTTGCGATGTTCTTTTTAAACGCTTCTTTTTTGGTAGATTTAACTAATGGCATTTTTTTCCTCAAAGTAATTTTTATATCCAAATGCGTAATTTTTTTTATCAATAATTGGTTCTTTTTCTTTTAAAAACTCACCAAACGTAATATTTGGCTTAGTTAATAAAGCAATTCTTAAATTAGGGTCTTCAAGTTGCTGAATATCTTTTAAATCCATTATTCAACCTCCTCAACGAAACAGACATCCTGCCAAGACATAACGAGAAATTTCTCGTCCCCGTCCTTAAAATTGTGATATTTCAGGTATTCGTCTTTGTAGTCCTTGGCTAAAGTCCCAAACCAGACCTTATCCCCAACCTTTAAACCCTCCTCAGCAGCCTCGTCCCCAACTGCAGTTACATAACCACAAGTATCTACCTCAGCAGTCTGAATGTAAAGAACTGATTGAATTCTAGGTACGGGTTTGACTATTATTTTGTCTTTTATGGGCTTCATGGGATCTGTCTCCCACTAAGTTTAGGTCTTCCGGGCTTTCTTTTGGCCAAAATGTCCACAGGCTTGGCAATGTCCAAACCCTCTCTTTTCTCTGCTTCTGCGACCAAATTCTCTATCGTATCGGGTAGATCAGAAAAGACCGTAGGCAGATTACCCACGGTCAAAGTTGTCTTCTCAACAACTGCAAATTCTCCGCACCACTCCGTAGCGTGACGGTTCTGATACGTTGGATAACGCCTACATTGGCCTAAATCCTGATTCGGTTGTAGATCAAAATGTCTACATAACCTACAATTACTATTAGCCACATCAACTCCTTGGTAGTTGTTTTGGTTAGTAGAGGCCCGTGTGCTCCCACGGGTTCTCTACGCTTTACATTTCTTGGGCGTGACCTACACGAACGTGAGAATATACTTCACGCTCTTTAGAACCATCGTTCATCTCGCCCATACGGCCATCATGATGACCAGCGTGAGCAGCTGGGCGCATACCCATTCCGTCAGCCTTACCCATTCCAACTCCACCCATGATCGGGGCTTTACGCTCTCCGCTGGTGTCGCTAGATGTTGCGCCTTTAGGAGATTTTGCGCCTGTTGTAGATGGAACGCCACCGTACTCTTTGTCAGCTTTAGGCACACGAACTTTCTTTTCGCCAGTCATGTCACTAGAAGTTGCACGCTTTGGGAGTTTTTCCCCTGATTCTGCACGAGTTGAATACATAATAATCCTTAAAAATAAGTTTTCTTGCAAGAAAAGCTCTTTCGAGCACAGTCATTTTATCTGATTATTCTTTATTTTCAACAAATATTTTAAACAGAATGACCGAGGAAAATCCCAAAAAAGCCACGCTTGCACCCAAAACCAACAAAAAATAAATGAGTAAGATGTTCATTGGAAGTACGACTGCCTCTTAGGTAAGCATTGGATATCTATCACAATATCGCTATACATCCCACTAATAATGCGTTTAGACATGACCGGAACAGCTCTCAGCCCGTCTTGTTCGCATTGGATAGTGGCAGAAACGACCTCAGAGCGACTCATTTGCTGCGCTTGTGGCTCAACCCTCACAGGCACAATTGGCACGCCTAAAGGCTCTACACGGGTCTGAGCGCACCCAACTAACAGGGCAATAAGCAGTAAATATCTCATTCTTTGATTCTCCTCAAAGCCTTGAGCTTCTGAGTTGTGCCGTCAAAGACAAACTCTACGTTGTGGTTTCCTATCTTAGAAAACTCCAAATAATCACCCTGAACGCCAAGTTTGAACTTTACGCAAGCGCTGACTGCAAAGTCTTTTTTTTCCTCAGCCATGACTTCTACGCTAATTAGTTTGGTCTTGTCTTTATTCCAAACGGCTTTTACTTTGTTTTTCTCGTCAATTTTCCATTCTTCTGTGATATTCATGTGTTCTTTTCCTTTAATTTAGCTTCTATTGCTTTTGCTAATTTAGTTGGAAAACCTGCGTTTTTTATTACCAAATCAACAATTTCCTCATCTGTTAACCCTACCCATTCTT